TGTAGATAGCTTGGTCATCATCTCCAGCGCAATACATGCGGTCTGATCGTTTATCTAACAGATGAGCGATATCCCACTGTAGTAAGGAGAGGTCTTGTGCCTCATCCACAAAGCAGAGATCGAAATAAGGACAGACAGTGTGACCTTCTTTGACGAAATTTGCCAGCATGTCTGTGAAGTCAAACAGTTGCATGTTTTCTTTGTATTTTAGAAGACTGCGATTAACGTAATCTACAGTGTTCCACTCTGCGTCGATGCCGCTGTCGTCGTATTGTTCACGCAGACCCATCTTGCGCATTCTGGCTAGGTTTATGAGACCCAAGATAGGATCAGAAGCTTTGAGTAGGTCAGGGAGATCGTCATCATAGTTGGCGGCCCTTTTCATCTGTATCTCGTAGCCCATCTCTTGAGATAGTTCTTTGTAATGTTCGTCCTGCATTACCTGTTCTGGAACGATGTCGGAACAGGTTAGGGCCAAACTATGCAGGGTTCTGAAGTAGAACAGGTCCTTCTTTGGATCGAGATTAAATCGGGCAGCGGCCCGCTCTTTTGCTTCGTTGGCAGCTTTTCTGGTAAACGCCAAGAAGGCTATGTTCATTGGAGCGATACCGCTTTGAAGGGCGTCGTCAACCATGTTAAGTAGGGCTGTTGTTTTCCCCGTCCCCGGCGGTCCGAATATTCGAAACATCTGCTTTTTCCTCTTGGTATATTTGAGCGACGCGCTGCTTGCTGACTCCAAACCACTTAGCTACAGCCGTCTTTGTCATAAATTTATTGTCGATCATGTTGACAATTTCTTTGTTTCTCATTTGTATAAGTACGTTTTTCATCAAAAGGGGGCCTCCTTCTTAGATGCAAACTTAGGCGTCGAAAGCTCCATGTCTGCTTTTTCAAACGCTGGGATTTGCCACACGCGTACTGAACGACCTTTAATTTTCAACACAGTACTGTCGCCGTTGATGTCTCTGAGGCGTTGAGCAATTCTGTGTGATTTGTATTCAAAGAATTTATTCTTTTTAAGAAAGTTCTCAAAATCTCTGAGGCGAAAATATGTGACGCTGGTCTCTTCATCTGTCCACGGACGGCGAAGTAATATTTCTTCTTTGTCGTGCGCTTGCTGTAGGAAGCGGCAAAACTCTTCCAAGTAGTCGTAGAACTGGCCGCTTACAGAGGCGTCCACAGCGACCTCCATAATCGCGCTTTCGTTATCACGCATCTCTGTAAGCAAGGAGCTAATACGGCCCTCCCACTGAGCTTTCTGAGCGGTTCGGGGCATGAAGTTAAGTTGCTCCATGCAGGCTTTTTGAAAGGCGGGCTGGCTCATTAAAGCTTCTGTATCTAACTCTAAGGGCTCGCCGTTTACATCCATAAACCAGACGGGAGGTGTGGAGTTATATTTTCTCAGGTTAGCAACAATAGCGTTCTGTACAGCAGAGCCGATACCAAACTTCATAGTAAGGCAAAGCTCTTTGTTACAGTGCGCGTTAATTGGCGCGTCGTTGCATTTGTATGCGTAGTCTCTGCGCTCTACCTGCTTGGCAACTACGTTAACTTCTGGCAACGGCAACGGCGGTTCAAGATATTGCATGTTGTAGTTCAGGATTTCTGTCTCCCAACTATCTGGGAATGCTTTGCGTAAATACACGCCTATGTTAAACAGGCCATTGTTTCTACCACCCTCTGATATCTTTTGACGAACAAGGTGCTGCAAGCACGGCGGTCCGTCTCGCATGGGCATCTGTTCTGTGGGTTCTTCTACGATCTGTATCTTTTGTATCTGTTCTGGCGTTTGTACGTGCGTATCGTAAAGCTCAAAGAACTCTTCAAGGGTAGCGGAGGTTCCGTCATCTAAGATACCGTAGCGTAGCCCGTCCTCTGCGTCGAAGTATGGCAGGTTCAAAAAGTTTCCTACGTCACCGCGGTCCAAGTGCAATCGTATTTGTTTCGGAAATATCTCACTTTCACCGTAGCCCAGTGCTGCGGCGATACACTTCAGAGACTTCTGCATCTCTTTGGCTTCTACCCAATCGCTGCTAAACAGGAAGCAGTGCGCACCACCACTCTTAGAGCGGCACACAACCATAGGCAGGTTTAGCTTCCTAATCTTATCAATAAGGACCTTGTGATCCAACGGATATTGATCAACGTCTACACAACCCCACTTACACATATTCTGCGCGTTAATAGGGATAATTCCAATAGAGTTGCCTTTGCCTGAGAGGTGTCCCTCCCAAAGCTTCGTGTCGCGTGTTTCGCGCACGATGGCTGCTTTTCCGGTGTTCTTACCGTTTGACTGAGTTTTATCTACCCGATAAGTCCCGTAAGCTTCTTGCAGTCCATCAAAGATGGACGAAAACTTTTTAACGGACATAGTATTCCCCTATGGTGGGGGCTGCTAACGCAACCCCCTGTAAAACTTAAAACGGAACTTCGTCTGACTTGGCAGATTGCTGCTCGTCTTCATTCTGGTGTTTTACAACCACATCTCCGGCAAGAACGCTCGTAGAGAACTCTTTGCCTCTGGAATAAACGTGCGCGTCGGTAACAGGACCTTCACGCGACATTTCCCACCCGTGCCAACTCCCTTTGGAGTTCTCTTCAGCTACGGACTTGAGCTTGTAGATATGAGAGAACCGTGGAGGAGTGAACGGCCCGTTCTTGCCTTGCAAGGTTACGGATTGAATCATGGAGTTCCACTTGCGGCTTTTCTTTAGCTGCGTAGACTTCATGGCAATAAGAGCGGTTTCGGTGGACCCATCTTCGTTGACAACAAGCACATAGTGCTGCGCTGTCTCCTCAATGTATTCCCCTTCCCCGTCTACAACGTATTCTTTGTTGTCATCTGGGTCCCGTTTAGTTTTAGGGATAACGTCCCCAGCTTTGTAGATATTGCGCGGTGCGCCTGATCCGGTGCCTCGCGGCATCCACTCAATGAACACGCGTTGGTACGCGCAAGGAATAACACTGATGCCGTCTTTGCCAGAGAAAGCTTCCCCCGTTACAGTGTTAAAGATGTCCCCTTTACGCGCAGTTTCGTGCGTGTCGAGAACAGAGTCCAATCCGCTTAACAGCTTGAGGAACGGAAGCGCAAGATCATCTGACCCAATGTTTTCGTTTCCCTGACCCGCGTCGCTTTCGAACATGGATGCGTCAAAAGCCTTTACTTCTGACTTCTTGGTTTTAGTTACAGAGTTCGCCATTATTTAGCTCCTTTTATAATAGCACGTTGACCTACAAAGGCTCCAAAGAGTTCCATTGGAAACTCTTCACCAGCTTCTACTCTTTCGCGTACAAAAGCCTTTAGTGTACCAGAGTGGATGCTTTCTTCCTGCGTTGACGGGTATCCTTGCTGAGAGGCAAACGACTGAAAGTCCCTTGCTCTATCATCTTCACCCCTGCCAAACTGACATGCTACAACATTCTTAATGATGTCGTCATATCCGTTGTCCCGCAACCACTGATAAGCCTTCGGCCTGTTAGCTACGAGTATTGATGCACCGTATGTTGGTTTGACATCTACTGTCGCCCCGTCATCCAGAGCAAAGCTTGAAAGTCCCATCTCTTGCATTGCTGAAGGTAGGTCTTCGTCCGTCAACTTTAATAAGTCCTTCTTGCGGGCTTTGAGTTTTGTCTCAAGCTCTTGAACTTCTTCTTGCGTTGTGCGGATTGTTCGGGCTATCTTAGCTATACCTGTTAGCGAACCTAGCGCAGTGTTTTCGATGGAATTGGCAAAGGTTTTTTCAAAGTCTGCCTCCATCTGATCTTTTAAAAAGTCTGTCATGTTTTCTCTCTTTCGTTGTTAAAGACCCTTTTACGGCCTTGACAAACTCCTTATATTCTCATATTATCGCTTAGTCAAGAGCCGTGGGAGAAAAAAAATGAAAGTAGATTGGCAAGATTATTTAATATTTATTTTAGTTCTTATTATGTGTGCAGGGTGGGTGTTCTATGTATCAATATAAAACTGAACCGTTTAATCATCAGCGCGAGGCTCTACAAGCTTCGTGGGACGCGGAGTTTCACGCGTGGTTTATGGAGATGGGGACAGGTAAGTCCAAGGTTGCTATAGATAACATGGGCGTTCTTTATAAACAGGGACGTATAAATGCATCTTTAATAGTTGCACCAAAGGGCGTTTACGATAACTGGGTGAAGGGAGAAATTCCTGCGCATTTGCCTGATGATATCAAGCGCAAAATAATACGATGGAAGCCTTCGCAAAGCAAGAGTTATGCCGCGGAGCTAGAGGACTTAATAATGGAAGACTACGACGGCCTTAAAGTCTTTGTGGTTAACGTCGAAGCATTCTCCTCGCCGCGTGGCGCGAGAGCCGCGGGCCGTTTTCTGGTGCAAAACCCTAACAATATAATGATCGTGGATGAAAGCACGACGATTAAGAATAGGAAGGCCCAGCGCACAAAGAACCTTATGACACTTACGAAGTACAGCAGATACCGACGTATTCTTACGGGGTCTCCTGTAACCAAGAGTCCTATGGATTTGTTTAGCCAGTGCAACTTTTTGGACGAACGTGCGCTAGGATATAACAGCTACTTCGCGTTTCAAAGCAGGTATGCTGTAGTGCAGAAGCGTGTCATGGGTGCCCGAAGTTTTCAAGAGATAACAGGCTACCGCCGTCTGGATGAATTAAACGAAAAGCTCTTTGAGTTCTCTACACGAGTGCTAAAGGAGGAGTGCCTTGATCTGCCAGAAAAGGTTTACATTAAGCGAGAAGTAGAGCTTACTGATGAACAGGCCAAAGTGTACACTCAGATGAAGAAGCTTGCTTTGGCGCAAATGGAAGGTGGGGACCTAGCTACAACAGAAAGTGTTTTAACACAGATCATGCGCTTACAGCAGATTTGTTGCGGTTTCTTTCAGCCTGACGTTGGAAGAATACAACCGTTAAAGAACAACCGTCTGAATGAACTAATGAGCATTACAGACGAACTACAGGGGAAGGCCATCATTTGGGCGTCGTACACGCATGACATTCAACAGATAGCCGATACCCTGCGCGACCGTTTCGGGCCCGATTCGGTCGCACTTTATTACGGCGAGACGCCACAAGATCAACGCCAAGAAATCGTAGACCGATTTCAAGATGTAAACAATCCGCTTCGGTTCTTTGTAGGACAACCTAGAACGGGTGGGTATGGTATCACCTTGACCGCAGCTAACACGGTCATTTATTACTCTAACAGCTACGATCTTGAAATAAGATTACAATCGGAAGACCGTGCCCACCGTATTGGTCAGAAGAATATTGTAACATATATTGATCTTGTTTCGCCAAACACAATTGATGAAAAGGTTCTAGGAGCCTTGCGTCAAAAGATTAACTTAGCGGAACAGGTTCTCAACGAGGACCCGCGTCAGTGGCTCCAGTAAGTAATTGCTCTATGCCTTCTGGAGAGTATTTCTCTTGCAACTGCATGTTACCTCTGGGCATAAATTGCTCTATGCCCTCTGCGCGAGATTTAGGTCGAAGCATTGGTTCGGTTGGCATAAAGGCGCTAGACATAGGTCGTTGAAAGAAAGCAGGATTATTGTACGCTTCACTAGCGTACATGGCATCAGGTGCTTCAAAAGGCTGGTTCATTACTAACCGATCACCCTCTGTTGAGGGTATATCGCTTATTTCCTGCATTCCGTAAACGTTCAATCCACCATGTTTGGCTAAGTAATCACTTAATTTAGTGCCCTGCTCCGGATTATCAGGGTTATCACTTGGGTCCACTCGTCCATCAGACTCTAAAAACCTTTTCATTCCGTAGTTGCCGCCTAAGTGAGCTACGGCCATCATACCGCTCAAGGTTACAGGAATGCCTTTTACTTTAGTTCCAATGTATTCGTTTAGATTGTTATCTGCGATATACTGCAAAGTTTTGTTTTCATACCAGCCTTGAAATTGAGATTGTAAGTCCGCACTATTCCTGTATTGATCGTT